CATCTGATGTACTATCGGCAATCGGCGAGGGAGCGGTCGAGACACGAGTTACATCTGATGTACTATCGGCAATCGGCGAGGGAGCGGTCGAGACACGAGTTACTGGCTATGCGCTGTTCGCTATTGCTAATGTAGAGTTCGATCAGCCGCGCATGTTTGTCCGTGGCATTACGCTAGCTGGCGGCTTGTGAAAATCATCTTGTGTAATAGGAGCAGAGCATGACCTGTCGTTTTCTTGAAGCGTTTGTTGGATACACGGATCTTGCCGATCTGCCCCTGAGTGGCTGGTCTACTTCCGGGGGCATGTCCTACGCCAACAACACCGGAGCCTTCGGGCTCGGCGGCGTGAAACTACAATATGCCGGTGACTTGTCGAAGGGCTTTGTGCCCGTCGCTGCGAACACGGACTACGTGATCATCCATCACTTTGCCAGGTGGGAAGCCGGTGCGCGTACACAGACTGGAACGATTTACCTTCTGAAGAATACAGGCGGATCGCAGATATGTCTGTACTTGCAACGCTTCCCAGACGACTCGATCAAGGTGCTGGATACCAACGCCAATATCGTTGGATCGTCTGCTCCCGGTGTACTGCCATCCGGCCAAAACCTTGAAATTGTCTGCAAGGCGCAATGCGGCAAAGCCGCAGGAGACGTACTGGTCTACGTTGGCAACTTGGTGGTGCCTGTGATCAACATTGCAGGCGTCGACATGCAGCCTGGGGCGTTCACGGCAGGCGCGGATTTAGTGCTCTTCGGACTAAGCCCATTTGATGACAACGCCGTTGGTGCGCAATGCACCGTGAGCAACATAATGATCTACGACACTGAAGGCGCTGCGCCTTGGCACAACGTGCAGCCAAGCACTCGGCTGTACGCTCTCCCGGTGATGGGCGACAACTCGGTCGCGTGGACGCGCAACGGCGGCGCGACGAATTTCTCTAGGGTCGGTGAGACTTTCGACCCGCTGACGGCGGTACACGACAGCGACACAACATACAACTCAACGGCTGCGGCTGCGGTGCTGGATGAGTTTACGCTGACGGCTCTCCCGGCAGGCGTGACAGGGGTGACGGCTCTGGCGAGCGTGATCACCGCAAAGAAAACAGACGGCGGCGCAGAGGTTGGCGCACTCAATCACCGCATCAAATCTGGTGCTTCGATCGGTACGGTGGCTACCGGGGCACTCACCACGAGCTACCTGAACTACCAAAGCATCTTCGTCACCGATCCGCAGGGCGGCGGGGCGTGGACCAAAGCGCGCATCGACGCGCTCCTAGTAGGGTACTCGATCCCATGACCGACACCCGCATAACTCGTGACTTCGCCGTCGTATCCGCCGATGGCGACCCCGACACGCGCGTGACGCGGGCCTTTGCTGTCGTTGCCACAGAAGGCGACCCCGACACGCGCGTGACGCGGGCCTTTGCTGTCGTTGCCGCAGAAGGCAACCCGGATACTCGCGTCACTCGGCAGTTCATACTGATAGCGGCGAGCGCAGTACTCGCGCCACCCAAGTATATGTTCAAGAGTGGTATGATGGTAGGCGGCGTGTGAACTGTGGTTGTTAATATGTCTGTAGAGGTATTAATATGTCGGTAGAGATAGTTTGGCCGCTCATCGAAGAGCCCATATCGCCGCGCTTGCCGGAAACACCACCACCCGATCCAGGCTACCTCACTTCAACTGCTCCCCCTATCGGCGCGGTAGTAGGACGCGGTTTGCTGCGACCTTTTCAGAGAGATGCCTTCAGAGATTGGGCCAACAGCACTGGCGGACCCGTTCTCGCGTCGTCTGTTGGACAAATTTTGGGTACGATGAGCAATAGCCCGCTCGCAAGTGGTGAGCTTCCCTGGAGGCCGGAATTCGGCTCAAATTTATATTTACTAAGAAATAGACAGAACGACGGAACACTGGCGGATTTAGCTAGAACGTATGTTGTCGATGCGCTAGCAAGGTGGGAGCCACGAGTGCGAGTGCTCGGCGCTCAGATTAAAAGAATGGCTTCAAATAATGATAAAACACAGAATGTGATCTTTATCAGAGTTCGCTATGAAATTGCGGCCTCTCGGACAGGCTCACAAACAGGTACAAATACTCTCGAAGCTACAGTTGTTGTGTAGTATCGTGGTGCACGCGTATGGCCTTGCTTGGAAAAAATCTAGACTACTCCGACAAAGACTTCGATAGTCTTCGCGCCAGAATATTTAATTTAATTAGTGGTGTTTTTCCTGATTGGACAGAGCGGGACGTATCTAACTTTGGTAATATCTTAGTTGATTTATTTTCATTCGTAGGAGATGTTCTTTTATTTTATCAAGATAATCAAGCTAATGAAAGCCGCATCACAACGGCGCAGCTACGACGCTCACTGTTGGCCATGAGCAAGCTAATTGGCTTCGAACCGCAAGGCCAGACCGCAGCGCAGGCGATTCTACAAGTCGTTTTGGATAAAGTACCTGTTTCGCAGGTTAACTTTGTAGCAGGAGACTCGTTTAGAACAGCAGAGATTACTTCTGCCGTAAAGTTTCAGTTATTACAATCAGTATCTATTTTAGCTGGTCAAGACCCACCAGTTGCTTCACTATTTATAGAAAATAGTGCCAGCACTAATGACTTATTTCCGTCTACTGGAAAGCCTAACCAAGAGTTCATACTTAGGAAGAGTCCTTACTTAGAAGGCTCTCTATATGTTAGTGCTGGAGATGGCGCGTACACTGAGCAGGAAAGCTTGCTTGATTCCGGTGCCGCAGATCGACATTGCACTGTATCTGTGGATGAGAACGACCGCGCAAAGATCATCTTTGGTAACGGCGTAAACGGAAAGATACCGTCTGGCAATATTACTTTTTACTATAAAACTGGCGGCGGCACACGCGGCAATGTTTTAGCCAACACAATCGTAATTGCCGAAAAGAGTTACGGCGTAAGTTTACTTGTCACCAACACAAATCCTGCAAGCGGCGGAGCAGCACGGCAGAGCACAGAGAGTATCCGCGAAGAAGCCCCACGTTCGTTGAGGGCGCTTACCAGGACCGTCACCAGAGAAGACTACGAGATTCACGCAGCCGAGGTGCTCGGTGTTGCTCGGACTTTGATGCTCACGAGTAATGAGCGCGATGCCATACAAGAAAATCGCGGACAGCTGATAATCGTACCGGAGGGCGGTGGGTTAATTACTACTGTCATGCGAGATCAAGTTCTGAACAAAGTCACTGTTGAATATCCAAATACGCTGACTTTTATAGTAGATGTTTTTAGTGCTGTTTACGTACAAGTAAATATTAAAGCAACCGTGCATTTATCGGCAAGCGCAGTACCGGCTACCGTGGATGCGGACATACGGATAGCACTTTCCAACTTCTTCGCCATAAGGCAAGCTGATGGATCGCTTAATCCACAAATAGACTTTGGATTTAACCTTGGTGGGTCTTTGGCTTATTCTGATATTTACAATTTGATTCGTGATATTGAAGGAGTTCGTAAGATAGACGATCGCCCAGCAGCCCTTCAATTAAATGAGTCATCTAGAGATATCCGCCTGGAAACGTACCAGTTCCCCACACTCGGTTCGGTTACGCTTCTAAACGGTGTTACTGATGCGCTTCTCGTATGAGCCACGTTGTTGCTAACAAGTCTTTTGAGATTGCCGGTACGACTCTAGGGTCTGCCGATCAGTGGACTAGTACGTACGTTTCAACCGAAGAGTTACACGGAGACTTTGATCGTAATCAGTCGCAGTCACCTCCAGACACTATCGGCAACGAGTCATTTGATGAGGGCTGGGTAGCTGAAGGCGGCAACTTGATTGCGCGGCCACAGGTAAGTCCGGCTTCAGTGGACCAAATTTTTAAGAATACTTATGAGTATCCTTATGATGCTAACTTAGATTTTTTTATTTTTGATGCTGTCTTAGAGCCCAAGTTCTACACTACTTACGAGCGGTTTTGGCTTGTCATTGATCCGCTGCGGCAGGCTATTCTATGGCCAGGTGGCGCGGTACAGCCGGATTATCAGTACTCTGTAATTCCACCAACGATTTTTTGCGATTTTAATGACACAGACCCAAACACGTTTGATCCAGAAAGTTTTGAAAACTTTAGAAATCTAAATGTTGGCTGGTATGGTAGTGCCACTAAGTTTATTTCACAGTTTGAAATAACTGACATACAGTATGCATCCTTCAAAGGTAGCGGCAGTGACGAGAATTTTGAAAAATGGCCAGACGGTAACTTTAACGTCGTTTATGATTCTGGTCCGCTTCCGTTGTTTGGTGGTAAGCCATTTGATAGATTTTCCGCCCTGTTATTTAACTTAGGCTTCGCGGAGTTCGGTGCGGGATCAGATCAGCTAAGTCCCGAAACCGGATTTGTTAAGTATGCCAATTCAGAGACATTTGAGCATGTGCGAAAGAGACTTAGAATTATTGGTACTAATATAGCTGGTGATATTATTACTCTAGAAGGAGAGCATGAGTTTGATGTGTTGGTTGAAGTTGTAGACTTTGAAATTGAAGCAGGGGCTGCTTTGCCACAACCTCTTGCAGCTACACCTGTTACTTATTTGGCGAATCCTACCGGCATTTTCAGCGTTGCGCTTTATGATGCTCTTGGCGAACCGTCCATTGATCTAACTACGGTAGCTAAGGGTGCTTGCTATATGAGAACGAATTTTGGTAAGTACTGGGGAAGAGTTTTAAGTTAGGGAAATTAATATGGCACAAGCAGACTGGACCGCACTAAGTGACAACGCCAGCAGCACCGATTTAGACAACGGTGTTACGGCTGGTACAACAAAGCCGCTTGGTGGCGATCTTCACGTATATGGCTTTAATAGCCGCAATTCCTCTGACAACCTAATAGCGTATTTCGCTGGACAGGCTGGCTTCGTGCCAACCGTAAAGGGCGGTTCAATCCGTGCAGCAATCCGGCGCGGACCCTCTTCAGGTAATACAGGATTCGCGCCATTTATATGCGTAGGCTTACAAGGCACTTCAAAAAGCTCAGCAGCGTACATACTCGGTTTGTCTGACGCAGATCCTTTTCACATATCTTTGCGAAAAGGTACGCTGGCAACAGGCGTTCCTGACGGCGGTGTCAATCCAGACAAAGCGGACAATGTTCTACTGCGATCAACTGCTAGCTTTACCAGTGATGGCGCGTGGATGCACTTGCGACTAGATATGGTTACGCAAGGTACGGGCGACGTTCTTTTGCAAGTGTTTCAAAATGATTTGTCTGTTAATTCAGTGCAATCGCCAAACTGGATTGACATTCCAGGCATGGAAGGAGATCAGTCTCCGCTTATCAAGGGCTTCGTAGATGATGCCCTGCAAGTGAATACGGGTTCTGCTCCGTTTACAGCAGGACGCATTGGATTTGGATTTAGGTCTTTTAGCGTCGGTGCTAAAAGTTATTTTGACCACATCCAAGTTGCCCGCCAACTGTGAACATAAATGGCTACGTCGCCCTTCGCGCAAAATAGAGGCTTCTCTCAGCAGCGCGTAGCATCAGCTACAGCCGCTGATTGCAGCTATGTTTTTGAGTTGGGCGATGCAGGCTTCGGTGATGCGCGCATTGGCGTTGGCGACTATCACCAAGTATCACAAAC